TAATCATACTGGTATTTAGTTTGTCAGCACCATTCCCCAGAAGAATAAGCGATTTCAAAAGAACCCTTACGAATGTCGCACAAACATCTCATTATGAGGTTCGGTTTGGCGCACCTCCTGCAGCGTTAAGAGAGTATCTATCCTCAAGAGGTGTAGACCAAAGGTTCATCGCTGGTGATTGTGGATTGTTATGTTATAGTACATCCTTACCCGTTGCTTCAAATGCGACTGTTAATGTAACTGGTAATTTTGCAGGAGTAACTGAAAAGTTTGCTCATACAAGATTGTATACTCCTATTACCATGGAGTTTTATGTTGATAAAGATTATAAGGTTATAAAATTCTTAGAGCACTGGATGGAATTTATGAACAGTGGTTCATATAATCCACAAAATGAAAGTGACTCTATTTCTGGAGGATTTTCGCAAGCAGATCCAAATTACTTTGCGAAAATGCAATATCCAGAACATTATAAGATGGATCAGACTAAGATTACTAAGTTTGAGCGAGACTATCTTAATAGTATAGAATATACTTTCTTTGGATTATTTCCAAGAGCAGTATCTCCTATTAATGTTGGATATGATCAATCTAGAACTCTAGTAGCATCTGCTAGTTTTGAATATACTCGTTATGTTTCTGGAAAGATCAATAGCATTGATGAGAAGAGAGGTACTAGTAATAATAAAGAGAACGAAAGAGGATATCTTGATGGTCTAGGACTCAATACTGAAGAATATATTCGGAGACAAAAATCTCTAAACCTTGGAGATTGGAATAAATTTAGAAATCCAGAATTTGGTTCTTCCCTTGATTACGATTTAGATATTAATCTAAAATCACCATTTGTCGCTGGGGAAAAGACTGATAAATAATTTTACTGATATTATTCTAGGTTATGCCATTACCTGTCATTTCTACACCAACCTATGAGTTGTATTTACCTGTTACTGGTAAAAAAATCAAATATAGACCTTTCCTTGTAAAGGAAGAAAAAATTCTCATCATCGCAATGGAGTCCGAAGATGAGAAGCAAATTGGTAGAGCAGTGAAAGACGTTCTATCTAATTGTATTCTTACAAGAGGTGTTAAGGTCGATAAACTTCCCACTTTCGAGATTGAGTATCTATTCTTGCATGTTAGAGGTAAGTCTGTAGGAGAATCTGTTGATCTCTTGATCACTTGCCCTGATGATGAGCAAACTCAAGTTCCTATCGGAATTGATTTAGATGATATTCAAATTGAAGTAGACAATGAGCACAATAGAGATATTGTTCTTGATGATAACTATACTATGAGGATGAAGTATCCATCATTGGATCAGTTCATCAAGTCAAATTTCAATCAAACTGATGTATCTGTTGATGAAACTTTTGATTTGATTTCTGGATGTATCGAACAAGTTTTTAGTGTAGATGAAGCATGGAGTGCTTCTGATTGCACCAAAAAAGAATTGTTTGCCTTTCTAGAGCAACTTAACTCAAAGCAGTTTCAGGCAGTTGAGAAGTTTTTTGAAACTATGCCCAAACTTTCTCATTCCGTAAAGGTTAAAAATCCAAACACGGGCGTTGAAAATGATGTTGTCTTGGAAGGGTTAGCATCTTTTTTCGGGTAGCGATGGCTCATGAAACTCTTGAGTCATACTTTAAAACTAATTTCGCCCTCGTGCAGCACCATAAATACTCACTGACAGAGCTGGAAAACATGATCCCCTGGGAGAGAGAAATTTATGTATCTCTTTTAACACAATACATTGAGGAAGAAAATCTTAAGAACGGAATAAGTAATGGCTGAAGATCCTAGAGTCATCGCACAACGAGGAGTAAATCCACTAACGGGTTCTTACCTTTCTAAAAGGGAAAGAATCGCGATGTTTAGGAGTGCAAACGTATCTTCCTCTGCTTTTGGCGGTGGTCGTGGAGGAAGAGGTCTAGTAAGATCTAGTGCTGCTATTGTCCCTCAGACTACTGCTATTGTAAAAAGAAACGAACAAGATATCGGAACTCTGGCAGATAGTGTTAGAGTTATTGCAACGAAGGTAAAAGATCTTGGTGGTACTGTAAATACAGTTGCAAATTCTGTAAGTCAGAATCAACTGCTAGAAGCAGAGAAAGCGAGACAAGAAAATAAACAGGAAGAGCAACTTGCTAATGAGGAATTAAGAACTGGTAGGGAAGATACGTTAGAAAAGAAATTACAAACTGCCCTATTCCAACCTGTTCAGAAAATTGCAGCAAAAGCACAAAATCTTTTTGGGCGTATAAGAACTGCAATGCTGTTCCTCTTGGGTGGTTGGTTAACAAACTCACTTATATCTTTATTTGATGCTAGGCGAAAAGGATTAACAGGAAAATTTGAAGAGATAAAGAAAAACTTACAAAAAAGTCTCTTACAAATCGGAGCAGTTTTATTAGCAGCAACTCTTGGATTTGGTTTACTTACTAGAATTTTAGGCAGATTAGCGTTTAAAATTGCTGGTTTATCTGCAAAGATTTTATTATTGCCATTCAGAGCACTGGGTAGACTTGGATTAAATCTCCTAAGGAAGTTGCCAGGATTTTCTAGAGTAACTGGTACTCAAGGTGCTAGATTACTTAATAGGGGTAGAAATATAGTACAAGGTGGTGCTAGAGTAACTACCAGTGGAGGTAGAGTTGTTCGGGGATCAACGAGAGCTGCTGTAACTAGAGGAGCGACAACTGCAGCGACTAGAGGAGGTGCTGGGTTAGGAAGAATAGCAATGGGATCTTTACCTGTTATTGGTGCTCTTGTCGATACTTTTGCTGGTCTTGAGAGATTAGCAGCAGGAGATAAAAGATCTGCGGGTTTATTTTTCGCAAGTGCAGCGACAAGTTTTATACCAGGTAAAGGTACAGCTGCGTCTGCTCTACTTACTGGTGGTGCCATTGCTAGCACAATAGATTTTGAGAATAAGGCAAATAAAGATCCGCAAATTGAATCTTTAGCAGAAGGTGCTGCGGATGGGAAGACTACCCTTGAACCAGAGAGTATTCAATCACCAAATAACTCTGCATCTAAGATGAGTCTTTTGGGTCCTTTACCCGACTTGACACCAGAAGCAGTGTTGATTCCTCAAGAGCAGCAATCACCTCTTCCCTCTGGAGGAGTTGTTGATGGTGCTTTCAATATTCCTTCAATCTCTTCTTCTAATACTGATAACTTCTATACCATGTATTCTAAAATGGTATACAACGTAGTAGACTGATATGGCAATCGCATTACTACCACCTAGCAAATCCACATCCACTTCAAGAATGAAGTCCGTTCTTAGTGGAATGAAACTTAATTTGCAAAAAACTACTACAACTGCTACGAAGGTAAGGAGAACTCTTGCTAGGACGACAAGAATAAAAACAAGTGCTTTATTCAGAAGTAAGCAACTATTTAATAGAAAAAGAGCAAATAAGAGAAGAAGAGATGCTGAATCTCAAGTAGAAGCAGCACAAATAACTAATCTAACACCTGGTTCTGGAGTCAGTAAAGCGATTCAAAGTGGAGGTGGATTTTTTGGTAGATTGATGAAAGCAGTTGGTTTTCTTGCTGTTGGATGGTTAATACAAGCAGGACCTGCTTTATTCAGGATGGGTAAAGAATTTGTTCGTAGAGTAAGAAGAGTTGGTACTCTGGCAAAAAATTGGTTTGAGGGGTTGGTAAAACTTCCTGGAGATCTTATTGGTATAGCAGGAGCATTTGTCACAAATCTTGCTACCTTTGATTTTACTGATTCCAAAGGAAGAATGGAAAAGGCATTTGGGGAAATGGAAAGCAGTCTTGGTCAAATGGATGCTTCTATTGATGAGGTGGGACAGTTATTTTCTACTCCATTGAATGAGGTAGTTCCTGAAGGTGGTTCTTCTGAGCAGCAGGAAACTCAAACTGAATCTGGAGTAACACCATCCGCAGGATCAACAGGACAAGCATCTGAACAGCAAGTATACGCCTATCTAATATCCAAAGGATTGACTAAAAATCAAGCACTTGGTATTATGGCGAATATTCATGGAGAAAGTGGATTTAAACCAGGTGCTGACGAGGCAGGAGATGGTTCGCAAGGTGTTGGACTATTTCAATATACATTCCCATCTAGAAAGGAAGCATTCTTGGAAGCAGTACCAGATTACAAAACAAACTGGAGAGGTCAACTAGATTATGCAATTGATCAAGATCCCGAGACTAAAGCATATCTTGCAAAACAATTCAGTAATCCAAAGGAAGCTGCATCATGGTGGATGAGGAATTGGGAGAGACCAGATAAGTCTTTGTATCAATCTAGAGATAAAAAACATAATAATTGGATTGACTCTTTTAATGCAATACCTCCTGCTCCTAGAGTTACTAGTTCTAGTATGAGTTTGATTCCTCAAGGAATGAATGAAAGAGGAGGATTTATTCAGGGAGGATCTGGTAATAAGGGAGAAATGCAATATGCAACACACTTCCATATCGATTCTAAAGATGGTGCTAGAACTCCAGAAAATCTAGCAGGCATTAGAGAGGTATCATTCCAAGCAGCAAAAGCAATGTTTGCTAGAGGATCTTCTGTACACTTTGGAAATATTAATCAAACTCTACACAAAAATCCTGGCGATGCAAAACTAAAACAGATTATTCAGGCGGAACAAGATGCTCATGCAAAGAGAAGTAGTGCTGCTGTTGACATTCAAGAGTTAAACTCTAAAGTCAAGAGAACATTCCCAAGTCAACCAGGATCAGCGACTAAGTTCCCCTTCAAAGTTGGTGAAGTTTATATGAATCAGGGTTATGGTAGGGAAGCAGAAATTTTAGGAACAAATGGAAT